ATACATTTTCAGTATTCTGTAAACCGTGATCTACAGAAGTAGTAACTATAGGATGTTCTCCGACGGTTATATCAGTGATAGGAATTATATTAGTAGGTATTAACGAATGAGACCCGTTTGTTGTAAAAGTAAGATAACTTCCATTTTGAGTAGCGTCAATCACGTTTAAAGCCTTAGTTGTAAGAGGAGATTCATTGGTTCCCAGAGCTTCAGAAGAATCTTCAGCAGGAAACCCAATATTATTAACTATTAAAGAATCAGCAGTATCAAAAATCAACCTAAAACTAGAAGGCTCTCCTGTTTTACAAGTAGTTCCGCCCCCTAATCCAGAACCATTTGCTCTTTCGTTTACTTCGTATTGAAATTGGTCAGAATTTAATACTGTTATTTCAAATAACCCGTTTAAAATATTACTAGTCAAGCCAGAAACAGTTTTAGCTCCTATTATCAATACACTATCTCCTGTTTTAAACCCATGAGCTATAGAATTAACTTTTACAATACCACTTCCAGCTATAGTATCAAGGGGGTTTCCCTGTAGTTGTTTTGTTATATAGGATCTAAAAGTCATTACATCAGTATCTAAATTAACATCGACCGTAAAGTAATGAAAAATAGGATAGTTTGCTATAGTTTTTCTACGTTTTATCAAGTTCATTTGTTTTTGAATTTCTGCTGATATAGTAGAAGCATTATAATTACCAGGAGTTAATTCTACAGTATAATTTGGAATACCTGTGTCTATAGTAGCAGTTCCAGAAGTTGTTTTTGTATATGTAACTTTTAGTAAATTAATAGAAACTACTTCGGCCAGCCACATTCCATTAAAATCTGGATCTGATGAGTTTGAGACTTCTATGTAAAAATTACCATCTCGTATATTAGTTGTTATATTATGATTTGTTATAGTTACATAAACGTAACCAGGTTCTTGTCCTAAAGGAGCTATACTAGTAAAAGATCTATTTTGAAACCTACCCAAATCAGCATCTTCAGAATTTTGCCAACTTATTCTATTATTTCTTATCTGTATTGGAGTATTTGTTATAGTTTGGTCAGTATTAGGGATAGTAGAAGATACTAATTCAATACTTTTGACATTATAAAAAGTTCTACCTAGAGGGATATTAAAATCAGAAGGTTCAGGATAAGCATTTTTATCTCTATTTCTTGTATCTATATCTATAATAGATGGAATTTCTATTTTTATAATATCCTTTTTATTTTTTTCAACAACGTTTGATTTTCGCATAGTAGAAGGGACAGAAGCAAAAAAATCATATTCTTCGTTTTGAGTAGAATTTATAGCCTTTTGTACATTTTTATTTCTTGTCTTATTTTCAATGTAATTTCTAAAACTTGTTTTTTGTTCAACCGACAGATCTCTGGTCTGGTCTATAGAAGGTATGAAAGCATTAGTAGCAAGAAAATCTTCTGGAGATATATCTTCTTTAGGTGGCTGATTTACGATTCTAGTAGTATTGTTCATATACAATATGACTAGAAAAAATTATCTATATATATTCGTAAATATTGGATTATTATTTAAAATTTCAATAGATGTATTGAAGTAATTATCATCTAGTTCTATTCCTATAAACTTTCTTTTAGTATTTAGACAAGCTATAGAAGTAGAACCAACGCCCATACAATTATCTAAAACTGTTTCGTCTTCGTTTGTATATGTTTTTATTAACCATTCTAGTAATTCTACTGGTTTTTGAGTAGGATGTTTAGGTCTTTCAACTCTGTTAAATTTTAAAACAGTAGTAGGTAATCTTTTACCAGAACTTGAAGAAATATTTTGTTTATGTTGGTTATAATTTGTTTGTTTATCTACTGCTTCCTGTTTATTCCATCTAGTATAAGGAGTGCTATACCAATATTGGGGATTATAGGTCGGCTGTTTTTTATAAAAAACACATATATCTTCATGGATTTTCATAGGCTTTCTTTTAGAGTTTAAGAAATCGCTAAATTTATTTTTTTCCCATATCAATGAATATCTAAACATTTTTAAATTACTGTTTATTAACTTTGATGTAAAAGGTTCTGAACCAAATAGAACTATTGCTCCATTGTCCTTAATAATCCTGGTGTAATTTTCCCATAAAATATCAAAAGGTATTAACGTATCCCATTTATTTTTCGTCATTTGATACGGCAAGTCACATAAGATCATATCTATACTCTTATCTGGGATTTTAGGCATTAACTCTACACAATCTCCATTAAGTAATTTAATATCTTCTGGTATGATGTTAAAGTTTTGAATTTTCTCTTCCCAAAATGTTTTTACAAACCTAGATATGGCTTGCCTATTACAATTTGCAGTTTGTTTGAATAAAGGTTTACGTGAGCTTCTCTTCCCGTCAACGCAAAAAAAAATATCATTACATATATTATCGTAAATTATGTCAGTAAATAATTTGGTTTCATCATTTATAGAGTCTTCTAGTGAAAATATATAATACTTTAAGTTATATCCAAACTTATCAAATATTTTAAAATCATGGCAAGCTCTGCTATAGTAACAGCTATCTAGGTAACTTTTACATTCTATTACAGAATCAAATATATCGTTTTTGTATATATGAATATCTAATTTGTGTTTTTTAGATACACTACCATTTTCTAAGATTTTTTGATCCTTATTTCCATTTTTTGCATACAATTTTGTATCACAAGCCAGACCTATTTTATTTACAGTATCTAATACAAAATTTTCTATGTCTGAACCTCTAATAGAACGCATTTTACCTTCTGATATATTTATATTTTTTTTCCATTCGTGTATTATTAAATCGAGATCAATGCAACATTCGTCTATAAATTCTTCCATTGTTCTTAATAGTATTTTTTTGTTTAAGTTCTTCTAAACCTGGTACTTCACATGTAATGCATATATTAGCTAATATTTTTTTATATGGTTAATATAAAGAATGAAAAATCTTCCAAATGATTTTATAGCTAATAATTCTTTAGAGAAAAGAAAAAATCAAGTTACAACTATAATGTCAAAATACAGTAATAAGATACCAGTTGTTGTTTTATTTTCTAAAGATATAAATAAGAATAGAACTACGTCTTATATAAAATATTTATTCTCTGATGATCTTAGATCCAATTACATAAGTATGATTCTTAGAAAAAATGTAATATTGGATCCAAGAAAATCTATATTTTTACTGTCAGATACTGGATCAATTTTACCAAATAACTGCGAAATAGGGGAATTTTATCACAAATATAAGAATGAAGATGGTTATTTATATATTCAAGTTCATGTAGAAAATACATTTGGTTCGCGATAAAAGTGTTTTTTATTTACCAAATAAATAACAGTACAAATGAGTTTAAACTATGAAGAAATTTGGAATCAAGCTTATACTCAAAAACAATCTGAAAATAAAAATGAAAATGAAATTGAAATTGAAGAAGAAAAATGCTGTGACAATTATTATATAAGAGAAATAGAAGGCTGTGAAGTATGTGTTGGTTGCGGTTTAGTGAAAAACAATACTATCTTTGATGAAAATATATTTTCGTTTACAAATGGTGAAAATAATATGTATCTTAGGTCATTCACTAGTGAACTATATCCAGTTAGTAGTCAATCTACATATATATCTGGAAACTCTAAAATAGCTAAAATTCAAGCTTGGAATTCTATGCCTTATAACGAAAGAGTAATATGGGAAGTATCTAACGAATTAAATTCAAAACTCTCCCAGAGATTCTCTTCTAGAATAATACAAGATACTCTTTTTATATACAAAAGTTTTTATGAAAAAACTGGTATATTCAGAGGAGAAAATAAAAAAGGTTTTGTAGCTGTTGCTCTATATATAGCAACATCAAAAAATTTTGCTCCTGCTACACCAAAAGAAATATCTACACTTTTAGACGTAGATTTAAAAAGTATGTATAAATGTATTCAAAAATATTCCGAAATAACTGGTCAAACTATAGAAAATACTAAAAAAGCAACCGATTTTATAGAAGTATTTAGTAATAAAATAGGTATAGATTTTAGAACAAAAAAAGTAACAACAAAAATTATTAATGTTATAGAAAAGTATAAAATTTTAGGAGGAACTATCCCACAAAATGTTTGTATAGCAGTAATAGTCTTTGTATGTAAAGAGATGAAAAATCCTTTAGATTTGAAAAGGATCACAAAAGATTTTTCTATAAGTATTACAACTCTTGAAAAAACATTGGCAATTATAGCATCAAATAAACAGAAAATTTTTAAATCTATAGCAGATAATGCGTAAAAAAACAAAAAATATAATATACATAAAAAGTATATGTCAACAAAATTAGAAGACTTGTCTGTTTCTGACTACGAAGAAGAAGATTATAGACAAGAATATAATCCAGAAGTTCTTGAATCAGAAATGGATTTTGAAGAAAAAAAACAAGAAGAACAAGAAGAACAAGAAGAACAAGAAGAACTACAAACAAAAATATACAAATTTTTTTATGAGAAAATTAAGGATCCATTATTAGTTACAATTTTAGTATTACTATTTACAAATAAGTTATTTTTACAGATACTACATTCTATAAGTTTTCTACAAATAGTAGATGCTAAAGTAGGGATAAATGTTTTGTTATCAATTTTAGCAGGTATTATATTTTTTATAATACGGGAATTTGTTTAAAATTTTTATCTAGATATAGTGTAAATGGGTGGAGCATATCTTAAAATAACACTTAAAGGGAAACAAGATGAATTCCTCACAGGTAACGGATCTAGAAATTTTTTTATAAAAGCATATGAAAACATACTTGATTTTTCAGTAGATCAGATAAAACTTTATTTTATAGAAGATGTTAATTTTGGTAAAAAAATAACATTAACTTTCCCTAAACAGGCAGATTTACTACATAAAACTTATTTTTGTTTTTCTTTACCACCTTTAGTTTTAACTAGTGGGACTTTTGTAGGTTGGACTAATAACTTAGGCCATGCTATAATAGATTATATAGATTTAGAAATAGGTAGTAAATTGATTTCTAGATACCATGGCTTATACATGGATATATGGGAAGAGCTTTCTGGAGTAACACATCTTGAAAATATAATGCTGGGTAAGTATACTAATAATGATGTTATAAAAAATACAGCAGATGATGAAACGGATTATGTAGTCCCTTTACCTTTTTGGTTTTGTAAAAGGTATTCTAGTGCTTTACC